TTTTCACAATATTCATACATGCCTTCCCCTGTTTGGAGAGGGCTATTTTTTACAGTATGATCATGCAGCTTTTGTGATTCTTGTTTTTGACGTATCTGCTCTCTGATTTCCTCTGAAGTCATTTTAGACAAATTAATCTGTGCAGTGCCTCCTGCGGATTTAAAGCATTCTGGACAAATCCATGAATCGGATTTTTTTATTCTATACCGGTTCATTCCAATTTCTTTTCCGCATATCTCGCATACTGCTTTTTTGTCAAAGAATCCCATAAGTATTTTCCCTCCAATCCATCTTTACCATATTTTAGCACATTTAATTTTCAGAAACAAGGAGGTGCTTAGATGGCAGCGGATGGAACAATTAAAATTGATACGTCCATAGACGGAAAAGGTTTCCAGACTGGGCTAAATTCAATAAGCACATCTGCACAATCTGCACTTGGATCTTTCGGATCAAGCGCTCAAAAGGCCGGAAAAAGTATCTCGGATGTCGGAAAAGCACTCGCTCCGGCGTCTGTAGCTATAGATGCGATAGGTGGTGCATCTATTAAAACCGCTGCTAATTTTGAAACATCGATGGCCCAAACGGCTGGTGCGCTCAATCTCCCGGTTGATAAAATCGGAAGTTTGCGTGATCTGGCCTTGCAAACCGGAAAAGATACAATTTTTTCCGCAACAGAAGCCGGAAACGCCATGACTGAACTTGCAAAAGGCGGCTTGACGGAAGCAGATATTCAGGGCGGTGCACTCAAATCCACAATGGATTTAGCCGCTTCATCGGGAATGGATTTAGGAATGGCTGCAAATACCGTCGTTCAATCTATGGGAGCATTTGGCCTTTCTGCTGATGATTCTGCGCAGGCTGTTAACGCTTTGGCGGGTGCAGCGGCCGCATCCTCTACCGATGTAGGTCCTCTGTCAGAAGCATTATCTCAATGTGCTGCACAAGCTCATACGGCGGGCTGGTCTATACAAGACACAACGGCGATATTAGCAGAATTTGCGGACAAAGGCATCGTCGGATCAGACGCTGGCACATCGCTTAAAACGATGTTACAACGCCTAGCAGCGCCAACCGGGGCAGCCGCAAAAGAAATGTCCGCCCTTGGAATCAATGTATGGGATTCCAGCGGGCGCATGAAAGACGCAACCGGTATATCGGACGAATTGCAGAAGCATCTCAGCGGATTATCGGATGCGCAAAAGCAAGCCGCCCTGCAAACAATCTTCGGGTCTGATGCTACTCGCGCGGCCTCAATCCTTATGGACGAAGGCTCGAAAGGATTAGAAAAATATACAAAAGCGACGAACGACCAGGCTTCTGCCTCTCGGCTGGCAGATTCCCAAATGGGAAAAACCGATAAAACAATTGAACAAATGAAAGGATCGCTTGAAACCGCTTCGATCCAAATAGGAACAAGCTTGGCTCCATCAGTACAAAAAGCTGCTGAATTTATCGGAAATTTGGCTGATAGTTTTTCATCCTTGCCTTCCGGAGTTCAAAGCGCAATAATCGGGATTTCTGCATTTATTGGATTGACAACCCCACTAATTATTGGCACTGAATCTGCAATTAATTCAATTGGAACATTAGCAACAACGTTTGGGAATATTGGGCCCTTTATCGAAAAAGTAAAGGTCGCTTTTACTTCATTTTTCTCTATACTTGCAGCTAATCCAATTATTTTAATTGTTGCTGCAATCGCTGCCCTTGTTGCCGGAATAGTAGTACTTTGGAATACAAATGAAGGATTCCGAGATGCGGTTATGTCAATTTGGGGCGCAATCGTCGGATTTTTCACCGATACGGTTCCATCGGCTTGGAACGGGCTGATGGAACTTTTTAATGGTATTCCCGATTGGTGGAATGGGATATGGACGCGAGTCGGTCAATTCTTCACTGATTGCTGGAACGGAATCATATCATTTTTCACCGATACGGTTCCAGCATGGATCGCATCGGTTGGAGAATGGTTTCAGCAGTTACCGTATAACATTGGCCTCGCGCTTGGCACCGCGGCAAAAGCGGTTGTTGATTTCGGTACAAACATCTGGAATTGGGTAACAACCGAGTTGCCAAAGATCATTCAAGGAATTATCAATTGGTTCGCACAGCTCCCGGGGAAGATTTGGGCGTTCCTTGTTCAGGTAGTGGCCAACATTGGTACTTGGGGCACAAATATGTGGAACTATCTTTCCGTGCAGATTCCGAAGATCATCAATGGAATCGGAGCATGGTTTTCCCAACTCCCAGGGAAAATATGGGGCTTTCTGACCACCGTAATTTCCAACATTGGCACCTGGGGAAAAGACATGCTGCAAAAGGCCGGGCAAGCGGCAAAAGATACGGCTACGAATGTTGTAAACGGGTTTAAAGCTTTGCCTCAAAACATGCTGAACATCGGGAAAAACATCGTTACGGGCTTGTGGAATGGAATCAAAAGCTCTGCAAAATGGCTGTGGGATAAGATAACTGGATTCTGTGATGATATCGTAGATGGATTTAAAAAGGGATTTGGAATCCATTCCCCGTCAAAATTAATGTCTAATGAAATCGGTCGTTTTTTGCCTCCAGGAATCACCGTCGGCATGGATAAAGCTATGCCCTCCACGATCCGGGACATGAAGTCACAGCTTGCGGATATGATGGCGCAGGCCCGTGCGACGATCGCGGCAGAGCGGGCACGGTTCGGAACGACATTCGCGGCGAGATCAAATTATCAGGTTGCGCTGGCTGGTGGATACGGCACGGCTTCCATGCCTGCCGAACCCTATACCGGCCCGGATACCGTGGAAGCGCACATCAGCATAAACGACCGTGAATTTGCCGTTGCAACTGCTCCAGCAATTGGTAAGCAACTTGGCTGGAAAGGCGGAAAATGATGAATGAAGTAATGTACATCGATGGCAATCCTGTTGCCGATTATGGCGCAAAGCTGCTTGATTGGGTACCCGGCGCTCCGTCTTTGACCAACACGATTTCCCCCGGAAAGAATTACGCTTTCCCGCGTTTGCTCAATTCAGAAATTACGCCTAAGCCCTTGACAGCGGTAATTAACATAACCGGGAAAGATTCTGCCGATGCCATGCAAAAGGCTTCCCTGCTGATTTTAGCCGTAAATAAGACAACGGAATTATTAATGCCAGACGGATTCTATTACCGCTCTGCTCTCTCCGGTGTGTCGGAAATCGGTTGGCCAGCCTCATGGATCGCGGAATTTTCCCTGACTTTCCAGAGCGTCCAGCATTCCGCATTGGTATCCGTCGATATCCCCCGCAGCCCGTATCGCCTGTATTACGGTGGCACGGCTCCGGCGGGGTACAAAATCGAGTTCACCGCACCTTCGGCATTATCCAGCTTTACGGTATGCGGTATCACGCTGACCAACATTCCATCCGGCGCGAAAATTATCGTTGACGGGATAGAAAAGACAGTCACGCAGAACGGTGTAAATAAGTTTGCGGAAACAAATCTGATTGACTTCCCTGTTTTCGACCCGCAGAATCCCGATATGGAAATTACCATGTCACAGTACATTCCGGTAAAAATCAGTTACTATCCTACATTCATGTGAGGCGATACCATGTTATCAGTTTATGACGGCGGGCAAAAATACCCGATTACGAATGCGACGGAATTTTACATTACCCATGTTGATGGCGGCCTTGATACACTGGATTTCACAGTCCCGATAGACGACCCAATCTATGGCCGTCTTACCGAGGAGAACCGGGTGGAATACGGCGACAACGATTATAACATCAAATCCATCGACGCGCCCAGCGCATCCGCAAATATCCACTGCGAAATCGACCTAGATTTTTTGAAAGCAAATTTTCATAGGACTTACAGTTCCGGAAGCGTCACACTACCGATTTTGCTCGGCTCTATGCTGCCAGATGGCTGGACGGTTTCCGGATACGATCCGGGGATCAGCCGCACGATCAGCATGGATAACGCTACAGACTATGAGATCGTAAACCAGGCCATGAGCACATATTCTGTCGTTTTCCAATGGCAGACGTTGAAAAAGATCGTGGCCGTAGTGAATCCGGTCGATAAGGCACCGTCCGGTGAATATTTGACCGACGAGCTGAACCTCCGCAGCGTTGCATTCAAGGGTGAATCGACCGGGTTCATCACCCGCCTATATCCTTATGGGATAGATGGGATGACTATCGCAAGCGTAAACGATGGCAAAGAGTACGTTGAAAACCATCAGTACAGCGACAAAGTGATTTGTGGATATTGGTCAGATGAACGATACACGGTCCCGGAGAATCTAAAAGCCGATGCGGAAGCGCGGCTTGCTTCTCTGGCGGTTCCCGCGCGCTCTTACGATTGTGATGTGATTGATTTGGAAAAGCTGGACAGCCGATACAGTATGTTTGGATTTGCCATGTACAAGGTCGTAACGCTGATTGACCGTCAGCGCGGGATACGTTTAGATCATCAAATCATGGAGTATAAGGAATACCCGGACGAGCCGCAGAAAAACGTTCTGACACTATCCTCCGTTGTCCCGAAAATCCAAAATGCCGTAGATGAAGCAATAACTAACGCAAACGAAGCGAGCATTAAATCTGATGCAAATGCTGCTGAAATTGAATTGCGCGTGAAAAAAGATGGGGTAATATCGGCTATCAATTTATCTCCTGAAAGCGTTAAGATTCAATCTGGACGGCTCGAAATCACGGGATTTGTGATGTTTTCCGATTTGGAAAGCGAAGGGCAATCGACCGTGAATGGAAAAAACATTACAACGGGAAGAATAGAAGGTCCTAACGGGAAATTTTACCTTGATCTTGATACGGGAGATTCCGCAGTTGAATCAATTATTGATGCGAATGGAATTCGTTGTATATACATATCTACGTCTTCAAACGCGATTTACATGGAACGAGAAGTAAACACCACTAATGATGTATATGTCGGCGGGGATCTATATGTCCACGGACATGTGTATCAAAATTAAGATGCATAGGAGGTGATTTCATGGCTAAAACAAATATTTCTCTCAATGTATGGCAACCACAGCCAACAAAAATTTATGCGGTGCAGGGTGAAGGAGATTCACGAATTATTAACGTTTCCCTCTTGGATTCAGGGGGGGATGCGGTTGATCTTACCGGGGCATCAATCAGCATTTATGCTGGCCTCCCGCACGGGAATATCGTATTCTTTTCTGGAACGATAATTGATGCACTGAACGGGCAATGCGCTTTTACGCTGCCCACAAGCGTGACTTCTGCCGCTGGATCGGTCAATCTGCACATTCTGGCTATCTGGCCTGATCCAAAGGCATTAAAGGCGGTCAACATTACGCTGGAAGTGCTTCCGTCAAATTTTGAGGGTGCGGTAGAAGCAAGCGACGATTTTTCCGCGCTGGTTGATGCTCTCGCGACCGTACAAGATATCGACAGTAGGGCGATGAAAAGCACACAAATAGCAGGGATACCGATCAATGACGGGATCACCCTTGCACAGCTTATCGCGGCGGGCCTCGCCTCTGGCACTGGTGGAAAGGCGGATACCGCCGCAATTGCGGATAACGCCCTCTCTCTCGGAGGACATGAGGCGATGGAATATCCGATAATTACAAGCGGAACATGGGCGCCGACGATAAGTGGATCAACAGTAGAAGGCAATCCAGAAATTACGAGAGGCCCATCCGTGTTTTACAGAATTGGACAATATGTGGCTCTGTTTTGCGATAGCTTAACACTCATATCGCTTGGGGGCGCCGAAGGCAATTTTCGCATTGGCGGATTACCATTTGTTGCTGCAATAACTAGTAGTGCTGGAATTATTGGATATAGCTCGATCAGTGCTACAGTAGCACCATATTTACATTTTCACATGAATCCGAGTGAAACTCCCGGCAAATTTGAAATCATGAAATCTAATGAAAATAGGCTCACAACTGGAGATACTACGGCTTTCGTAATTACATTCGCTTTTTGCTATCTTACTTACAAATAATTGAGGTAAACAATGAATATCTACACAAACACCTTAACTAATAGCAGCGTATCCATCCAGTCTGATGAATACGGAATGCGCGCCTACGTCAATAGTACCCGAGGCCGCGCGCAGCTTGAAGCGGAGTGCCCCACCGACATCGTGCAGGCTGTCGAAACCGTTTGGGGCACCACGCCGACCGTGACGGAACCGACAATTCCGGAGCGACCGGTAGATACATCGCCGACGCTTAATGATCGGATTAAGGCTCTCGAGCAGGCGCAACTTGCCTCGCTCGGATTGTAGGAGGCACTGGTATGAGCGGATATTTTAATTTTTTGAAAATCCAATACGAATTAAAAAGCATCGGAAATGATCAGCTTAAATCGGCAGTTGCGAAATCATACATAACCGCCGACGAATACCAGCAGATCACCGGGGAGGTGTATCAACCATGAAGATTTGGATTGACGAGGGCCACGGCGGCGCGCAGCCGGGAGCGTGTGCGCAGGGCTATCGCGAGAAGGATCTGACGCTCAAAATCGGCAATGCGCTGGCCGCCGAGCTGACGCGCTGCGGCATAAGCGTGAGCCGCACCCGGACGTCCGATGCGGATATCCCTCTCGATACGCGCGGGCCAAAAGCCAATAAGTGGGGCGCTGATTTATTTGTCAGCGTGCATCTCAATTCCGGCGGCGGGCACGGCGCGGAAACCTGGTGCAGCGTCGCGGGCGGCAAATCCCGCGCGCTCGCCGAGCATATCCAGACCGAGCTTGTTAAGCTCGGATATACCGATCGCGGCGTGAAATCCTGCAAGGGTGACGATGGTCGGGATTATCTGGCTGTGATCCGCGAAACCAATATGCCGGCGGTGCTGGCCGAGGTCGGATTCATCGACAGCGCTGATGATATGCGGATTTTCAGCGCCGAAAAAGCGGGGCAGGCTATCGCGCGGGGGATCTGTGCATATGCCGGAGTCTCGTACAAGCCGATGTATGTCGCGGCCCCTCCGCGGATCATGGGCTTGTCTCTCGATACGCATAGCAAGGATATGTCAATCGGCGAGCGCTATACCGTCCTAATAAGGTGCAAGGATAAGCCCACGGTTACGACGGTCGGCTCGGACGTTATCAGCAAGTCCGATCCCCGTCTCGACCCGAAAGGCCGCGGCTGGCTGATCGACATTACCGCCCTGCCGCCTCCGGCGCGGTACGCTCATATCGTGGTATCCGCTGCCGGGCAGACCGCGCAGTGCAATTTCAATGTAAAATAGGAGGCAGCTATTGATGGATATGGCAGAGGTGGCACAGATGGCCTCGGATGCGCTCAGCAGCGCGAAATCGGCGCACCATCGGATTGATGGGCTGGAAGCAGATATTAAGGATATCCGTGGCCTTACGGCGGCGATGGCGCGGGTCGATCAGAAAGTAGACGGGCTGGATACCGACGTAAAAGAGATCAAGGCCGACGTCAAGGCCATATCGTCCCGCCCCGGTAAGTGGTGGGATAAGCTGGTAGCGGCAGCAATCGGCGCGATCGGGGCGGGGATCGCGGCGGCGATATTGGCGCTGATATTTAAGTGATTGCCGGTTGACCCGGCAGAAAGGATTACTTATGGATCAATTTTTTACCTGGGGGACGCTTGCAACACTGGCCGGAGCATCGGCGGCGGTCGGGCTTCTCACTCAATTTTTCAAGGACGCAATTCACGTTCCTACCCAGTGGCTTAGCTACATATTTTCGATCATCGTTCTATCGGCGGCTACACTGTTCGCTGGAAGCTACTCCGCGCCCGCGTGGGCGATTATTCCGCTTAATGCGGTAATCGTATCCATCGCGTCAAACGGGGCTTACGCGGCTATCCTGCGGGCAAAAGACGGAAAGCAGGACGCGACGGAGAAGAAATAACTCAAAATCAAAGTCCCCTATTTTGCTAAAAA